GTAGCCGGATTTATCTTTCCGTTTAAAGATGCCGTTTCCAAGAAAGCAATTATAATTTGCCTAGCCCTAAGACACGTCTGCTGCCATTCAGGATCTCCTTTTCTTGACTTACCGCTACACCAATTCCAAAACGTAGCCCTAGTGCACCCAAGGGAAAGACTCAAACTTTCAATTCCTGGTCGCATCGATGCCGTAGCACAAAACGAAAAATACGCATCAATCCTCTTTTGCAAATCCTCTGTATCGTTTGGAATTCCATGAGTAGTCAGTTTCTTAAGGTTTTCTACTGTATCCGTTACAAATTCAGGTGATAGACTATCAATTTCAGATGCCATTAATTCAACTCCTTTTTAGTATGTCAAATACACACGCAGGGCTTAACCCATTTAGTCTAAATAGTTAGCCGTTGCCTGCCACTCTTGCATAGATTTCTTAAAATCAAGAATTATATCTGTTTCCATTTTCATTTCTTAATTCTCCACTATACTGTCAATGGCTATCTTTAATTCTCGTTTTACCAAACAAAGAACATTTCCTAAATCATCCGAATCTCCATAACCACCGCATTGAATTAAATCTAAGGTTACTACAACCTCATGTAATATTTCTTTAATCTCGTCTAATCTCATTCAACATATCCTCCCTAAGCTTATGGTAAAGCTTTATATACACTGTGGTTATTACACTACATAACATAAATGAAATACTAAAAAGAAGTGTAGTTTTAACACCACAGTATGCTAACACTAAATTTCCGTACGTGTAGTAAATAAACTACATATGGTAACTAATAGTGTAGCTTATAGACCACACGTTAAATTTTCCACTTCTGCCACTCACTACAAAATCGATAGATAGTTTTTTGTCGTTGTCTTTTACCTGATGCAACACGTTCAATAAATCCATGATCAATAAGTGCTTTCATATCTGCATAAAAATTTGAGTGGCTAGTGGATGTATAAAGTCCATAATCTTGTACAGATTTCCATTGTAGATAAAAGCACTCATTTCCTGCCACGTCCGGCAAATCCTTAAAATCTTTCTCAGGTTTTCTGTGTCCGTAGAACTGTGCTTTCGCATAAACGTATAGAATTTTCTGCTTGCTAGTAAGATTTTTAAAAGCATCAGATGTCAACAAACTCTCATAAATATTAGCGGAAGTATCTGATCTAATTTTACCGTTGCAATCTAGGTATTTCTCTCCACGTGATTCAAAATTCTTTGGCGTATACTTGCGTTTTCTTCCTGCCACATTCGCCAATCCTCCTATTCACTTTTCATTTCCAAATATCGCTCAATCTTTTTTCGGTCATAAAGCACTCTTTTTCCGATTACTACTCTAGCTCCTGCATCTCTAGCTATCTTTTCAGCCGTAAACCGACCGCAATTAAGATTTGCCTGCAAAGATGCCATATCAAACAAAATAGGTGTTTCAATGTTGCTAACGCTTGTTTTTTGCATTTTTATTCCTCCTCAATTTGTTTCAACACTTGTTATGAAGTACTTCATGTGATAATATTATGTCATGTTGTGTGGACTTACAAGTCCGCATGAAAGTCTTTTTTGGAGGTGTAAATATGGATAATGGATTTATAAGTCCGATTAGTTTTAATATTCGTGAACGCCTTAGAAATCTTTATAAACTAAAAGGAATAAGAATTGACCTTCGTAATTGGGCAACTAACGTTGCAAAAGAAATGTATCAATCGAAAATTATTGAATATTCCAATAGAGAAGGAAAAACCTTCTCGCAACAAAACAATGATCTTGCAAGGCAGCTAAAAAGACACTTAACTGATGATCATAAAAAGCCTATAATTCTCGAGACAAAATGGATTATTAGATATTGCAAGTTTTTTGGATGTTCTGCCGATTATCTATTCGGTTTTATAGACAATCCAACTCATGAAATCACCGATATAAGAAAGCAAATTGGTCTTTCGGTGGATGCCATAACAAAATTACAAGCAATAACGCAAGAATGGGCGAAAGTGTATTTTCCTTATAGAACCTTCGAAGAAGATTATAAACTTTATAAAAGTATTCCATATAGCAATAATACTGATTATGAGAAATTCTTATCTAGCCTAGATCCTCTAACAAGAATTAAAGTAAAGGAATTTATGCGTCACACTACTACCCCGGCACCATCTATCGAAATATTATCCCAAATTATTACTCATCAGCTTTTCGATACATTTATGCAAACGATAGTAGAATGCCAAAACGACTACAACAACCTCCAAAACCAACTAGATAAGTTAGAAGATTCCAAAAATCAATATGAGGATTTTCTGAAAAAGAATCCAGACATTACTCCTTTTGATGATAGTTTTGATAATATTTACTCCATAATGAGCAATGACGAAGAAAAGACAAAATCCCTATCCAAAACTTATTCTGCATCACGTTTTGATACATCTAATGCCTTTAATAGTTTGATAGAAAGTATATGTGAAAACAATAAATAACCCCTTTTTTATTCTTTTGGATACACGCAGGGCTTACCCACGGGCATACTAACACACACCAAAAACCCCCACGTATACCCAATAAAACACAATAATAAAACAAAAAGAGTGCCAAAAAGCCTTATTTTATCGGCTTTCAAGCACCCTTTTTTATACCCACTTTTATACCCACTTTCCATCAAAAAATAACGATTTTAGGCGAAAAATGACAACGCATGATAAAACAAGTGATGGTTCACAAATATCGATAAATACTAACGAAAAAGGCTCTCCATGGTATTCCATGAAAAGCCTTAAATCTTAATGCGGAAGATGGGACTAAAACTAAACATTAAGTGTTTATCGCACTTTTAAGCGTTTATACCCACTATTATACCCACTATACATTAAATCGCTATTACAATAGAGTCCATCGCCTGCTTTTTGGTATCTGTCAAACAGTGCCCATATAAGCTCATTGTTATATTAAAGTTTGAGTGCCCCAGGATTTCTTGTAATGTTTTTACATTCATACCGCTCTCTATAGCCCGTGTGGCAAAAGTAGATCTAAAAGCGTGCATTGTAAATGGTTCTACTCCACATACTTTACAAATTCTTTTTATCTCTCTATCCATAGGCGTAGACATTAAATAACCTCTTTCAGGCGCTTTAAATATTAGATCATCCATAGAAAGTACATTTCCATCAAGTAAAGTATTCAATTCCTTTTGGCTTGCCACTATTTCTTTTATCTGATCATTCATAGGAATAATACGTCTGCCGGATTCTGTTTTTGCACCCTGCCCTACAATATAAGCGCCCGTTTCGGTTCTTGTTAATGTACGGCATACATGAATAATATTCTTTTGAATATCCGAATACTTCAATGCTCCAATCTCACCGCAACGCATCCCCGTACTAATCGCAAATCTAAACACATTATAATAATAACTATTGTGGCATCTTTCACATTCAAAAAATGCTTTCTGTTCACTTATGCTTAACGCTCTATGATGTGTATCTCTTGCTTTTTCCTCTGTTCTTTTCAAATTATTCAAAAGGCAGCAGGGATTATACTGAATAACACGCTCTTTTAATGCATCACTCATACAATGATTTAAGTGTGCTAAATAGTCATTTACTGTTTGTGATTTCCTGGTCTTGAATAATTCTGCTTGTACGTGCCTAAGATCATCAATAGTTATGTCATTAATTCTTATTTCCCCGAATTTACGACTCAATGCCGGAATATATACCTCTGATATAGCCTTAAACATTTTAATCTGTCCACGTAAAGTACTTTCTTTGATAGAATCTCTCCTTGCATCCGTCCATCTATCGTAGTATTCAGAAATACTAGGATTCTTTCTCTTTTGAACTCCTTGCTCTATCTCTTCACGTTTTGCCTTTTCTTTTTCGAATAATTCTGCTTGTGTTTTTCCATAAACATAATACACATGGTGATCAACTGTAAAAGTCTTTTTAATATATCCATCTTTTCGCTTTTTGTTTGGCATTGTATATCCTCCTTTTGATAATGCTTGCAGGGAATCTCACACAATGCTAAAATAGCCGTGTGGGCGTATGCCTGCCTTTTGTCTAAGAGTATCGTTTACTTTGGCTGGTGGCGATACTCTTTTTCTACTTCTTTTTAGCTAATAATTCTAATGCTTTCATAATCGTTTCGGTTCTTGTAAGCTGATACTTTTCGGCTAATTCATTTAATAATCTGTCTTGCTCCTGATTAAGCCTTATTTCTAGTCTGATATTCTTTTTAGTATCATCATCAAGTTTCGGTCTACCCGTTCTAGGACTCATTCGCTATCACCTCTTTTCTTGCCCGTACATTTAGTATATATTGTGTACGTGCATTTAGTCAAGATTTAAAATATTCTTTCAAGAATCTATTTGCATTTATTGTACGTGCAATTATTATGATCATGCAAAAATTACCTTAAAACGTGCCTTTTAGGGCTTAACTCTTCGCAAAACAGATATTTTGCGCATAGTTGCCAATATGACAAAAGCAAGTTTTCTCTAGTAAAATAGGCATTTTCTCTATATTGCCGTATTATTCTAAACAATTCTCTTTTACCATCACTGCAGAAAAATGCTCCCAAAATCACATTAAATTATATTTATTGTACGTGCATTAATACACATTTTCTATCTACGTTTTTAAGCCAAAATAAGCCTTTACGTGCTATATTCGGTAAAATGTACCCTAATAGCATTTCGGGGCTTATTTGGTCTAAATACGCACATATTTAATGTAAATAACAATACAAAATCATTTAATGCTTTCTAGCATCCGCTAATCTCTGCCTTAATACTTCTCTCTCACTCTCTGATAATTCTCTTTTGGTCGGTGGCGTAATTCGTACCCAGGAAAGCGGAATCTTTGCACATACAGAACCATCATGGTTTTTTGTAAAGTAAACAAAATCCGATCTATTGGATTCATACAGTTTACTAATTCGGTTTATGTGGCGTGCACTAGTAAAAGAAACTGTGCATACACCTGCCCCCGTGTAAAATTCTATTGCATTTTCTTTATTTTCCATCGTTTCTGCTCCTCCAATTCTCTTCGCAACCTATCCATGTAAGAATGATACGTTTTGCCGGAATCTGTATTCCATAATTTACGCATTTCTGCATAGGAATTATTTACAACATTTTTGTCAATACTTTCGCTCTTATGCAAACACTCAATCCACTCTAAATAATTCATTAATCATCCTCCTTAACTCCGTACCCAAGACGGGGCAAATCTGCCAACGAAAGTACTTCTTTTGGATGATCATCCTTTTCCGCATCAAGTACGCAAGAATCCGCATATCCTGCCCAATTCTTAAGCATGAAGATACTTGTAGCCGGATTTATCTTTCCGTTTAAAGATGCCGTTTCCAAGAAAGCAATTATAATTTGCCTAGCCCTAAGACACGTCTGCTGCCATTCAGGATCTCCTTTTCTTGACTTACCGCTACACCAA